CTCGCATGGTGGTTGACGGTTTCTGGCCCGACGATTATCCCGGCGAAAAGGAGGGCACTCCGACCTACGACAACATGGTCGAGTTCTGCATCTTCCAGGGCCATTCGGTAAGCCGCTCGGCGGTTCACCGCTGGGCCAAGGGGTTGCTGGTCATGGAGAGAATGGCCACGGCCGGCCTGATAGCTCGTAAGACAATGGCTAATATGACGGGCGAAGATGCGCCCAAGACGCAGAAGGCCGCCGCTGAAATGATGACGGCTGTGCTGCTCGACTTCATGGTCTCTAACGAGAAGATTTCGAGCAAACAGATTAACGAAGTGTCCCAGGCCATCCGCAATTGCGCCCAAGTGAGCATCAACGCCGACAAGTACATCCGCACGCAGATCGCCGAGAAGGTCAAGGCGGCGGATGCTAAGATAAAGACAATCGCAACGAAGAAGAAAATCGATCCCGACGTTCTAAAGCAGATCAGGGAAGAAGTTTACGGAATCATCAAGTAATGGTAGCACCGGCAGTACCTCTATACGACTTTCAGACTCGCTGGTTCTTGGACTGCGCACGCTTCAAGATCGGCAAGATGTCACGCCAAATCGGCAAGAGCTTCATCGTCGCTTTGGAAGCCGTCGACGATGCAATGGAGACCGGCGACGACTGGGTCCTTCTTTCGACCGGCGAACGGCAGAGCAAGGAGTTGATGGTTAAGGTGAAGATGCACTGCACGGCTTATTCGATAGCCGCATCCAATATCGAGCAGACGATCTATACCGGCAAAGATGATCGATACACGCTATTAACGATAACACTCGCCAACGGCGCCCGGATCATGGGCCTGCCTGCCAACCCCGACACCGCTCGCGGGTTCTCCGCGAATATCATCCTCGACGAGTTCGCCATGCACAAGGACTCTGATAGAATCTGGACCGCTTTATTCCCTACGATCTCGCGAGGTTACAAGATTCGGATCGTCTCTACCCCCCAGGGCCTCAGCAACCGTTTTCACACCCTCTTCGTCGGCGAGAACAACTGGTCCAAGCACGATATCGATATCCACCAGGCCGTCGCCGACGGCGTCCCCTTCGATATCGCCGAGCTCAAAGAAGGCCTCGACGACGAAGACGCCTGGCAGCAGGAGTATCTCGTCAAGTTCATCGACGAGGCCTCCGCCTGGCTGACCTACGAAATGATCGCCACCTGCCAGAGCAACAAGGTTCCGGCCGAGATCCTCTATGAAGATTTCGATCTTGCCGCCTTCGACTTCCAGCCCACCGGCCGCCTCTTTGCAGGTATGGATATCGGCCGCAAGAAGGACCTCTCTGTAATTGATATTGAAGAGCAGGTCGGCGACGTGTTCTGGAACCGCCTGAGTCTTGTCATGCCGAAGGTCAAGTTCAGCAAGCAAGAGGAAATGCTCTGGTCCATCCTCCGTAAGCTCAACGTCGAGCGGGTCTGCATCGATGCTACGGGCATCGGCGCACAGTTAGCCGAGGACACGGTCGATGCGTTCGGCACATACCGCGCCGAGGAAGTCGCATTCACCAACCTCTCGAAAAACGATCTGGCCACGCGGACGCGGCGGATATTCGAGGACAAGTTATGCCGAATCGCTCTTTGCAGAAAGCTCCGCGACGACCTTCATGCGGTAAAGAAAACCACAACCGCCGCCGGCAACATCCGTTTCGACGCCGAGCGGACTAAAGACGGCCACGCCGACCGTTTCTGGGCCAAGGCCCTCGCCTTCATGGCCTCCGATGTCGGCGTAGTCAAGCCCGAACTAATCTCTTTGAGCGGATGATATGCCCAACGATATCGAGACAATCGACAAATCGACGATAACCACGAGCCAGTTGGCTCGGTTATGGGATTTAGGTCTGGACACGACCGATTCATCGTCGTCCCGTCCGACCAGGCCGGCCGAGCAGATCGAATGGGTTTATGCCTGCCTGATGATGATCATTCGTACATGCCGAGACATTCAACTGGTCTTATCGACTACGGGCGACAAGGTAGTCGAATCCGGCCCGGCGTACGAGTTTCTGTTCAACAATCCCGACCAGCCTTATATGGACTTCATGTCCGACACTCTCGGCTACCTGAGCCTTCATAACGAGGTCTATTGGATCACTATCGACAGCGATGGTTTAAGGCCCAAGCGTCTCTTAGTCGCCGGCCGCGACACCTGCAAACCCGTCCTTCGCAGGGGCGTATTAGTGGGCTATGACTTGAAGGCCCCCGAAGGCCGCCGCATACCCCTATTCCTCGAAGACGTCTATCCCCTGATCGATTTCAATCCTTACAGTCAATATCACGGCATCGGCCCGCTCGATTCGGCCAAGCTTGCCATCAGCACTTCTTATCAGGCGACTCTACTCAACGAGGCGACTTTGGCTAACGGCGCTCGGATCGGCGTGATCCTAACCGTCCCGCCCGGCGTCAAGATGGACCCCGATGAAAAGGCGGCAATGAAGGCCGCGTTCTCCGCCAGGCACGGTGGCGCCCGCAACGCCGGTATGGCCTTTCTCGCAACCGGCGGCGTGGACGTCAAGCCGTTCACTCAGACAATGGCCGACCTCCAGATGCTGGACCTTCGCCGCTTCGACGCCGCGAGTATATGCGCCGCCTTCGCCGTCCCCCCCGAACTCGTCGGTCTGAACCCCGAGGCCCAATACGCCCACGGCCCCGCCCAGCAGCGGTTCGTCGAGAACACCGTCTCGCCCATGCTCAGTTATCTTTCATATCACATTACATTAGGCATCTTGAGGCGTTTCCGATTCGATTCCAAATCCCGTGCTGTTCCGATCGATAAGTCAATGACATTTTGCGGCTCGCGACTACCGCTGCGTCTGCGATCGTGTTATCGCCGCGAGAAGGTCAAGGCGATCCAATCGGCTGCGAGTCTATTCGCATGGTTCGATACCAGTCAACACCCGGCCATGCAGGCCAAGCAGCAGAGCACTGCCGAGAGCGTCTTAAAGTTCACGAATCTCGGCGTCCCGTTAAACGACCTGATCGAGGCCCACGACTTGCCATATCAGACTCAAGCCTGGGGCAACGACTGGTGGATTTCTATGGGCCAGGTCCCGGCCCGCTACGCCCTGGAGGCGGGCGTCGAGGGCCTAACAGGCCCATCCCTACCGGAAGAACCCGAACCCGCCGAAGGCGGGAAGGCAATTGACAACGTGACTCCGGATTATCTAAGTGCCTCCAAGGCACCCTGTAAGGCAGCGAATGAGGCACACCGTCTTCGGATATGGCGCAACTGGGTAACGAGCTGGCTGGGCATCGAGAGGGAGTACACCGAATCGATGCGGGCGTTTTTCGTTCGCCAGCAGCTGGTCTTGATACGGAAGCTGCGCCCGGCCCTTAAGGAGAATCGAAACTTACGTGCCTCTAAGGCACCGGCAGATGATATCGTCGCCCGCGTCGTCTTCGATCTGAGAATCCAGAACACCAAGCTGCAGGTAATCAACCAGACATTCTTCAAGAAGGCCTCCGAGCTGGGTGTCCGGCAATCTCTAACCGAGGTCTTAGGCCTCACGGGCGACGCCCTGGCCGAGTTCGCCGAGTCCGTCAAGGCCAAGCCTGCTATCAAGCGTAAGATGCTGATCTCGAGCCGCAAGATAGTCGGCGTCAACAAGACTACTCAGGATATGGTGGCTAACCAGTTGCGTTCCGGCCTCGAAGCCGGCGAGGGCCTGGCCGAACTAACCGCCCGAATAAAGAAGACTCTCGGCGGCAACCTCCAAAGGGCTCAGCGAATAGCCCGCACTCAAACTGGCGGCGCCGTCGGCACGGGCCGGCACGAAGGCTTTCGAGCTGCGGGCATGGAGTTGAAGGTCTGGCTAAGCAGTCGCGACGATACCGTTCGCGACTCTCACCGCGCCGCCGAGTCCAGATACGCCGACGGCATAGCAATCGATTCGCACTTCGAGGTCGGCGGCGACTATCTGATGTACCCCGGCGATCCCGCCGGATCGGCCGCCCAGATAATCAACTGCCGATGCGTGGAGCTGGTCAAGCGGGCGGCCGCAAAGACATTCGATCTGACATATTACGCCGCTCTGGCATTCTATACATATAGTGACATGCAAAAGGCGAAAGCCGGTTAAGGAATAATGCAATGGAAAAAACCAAGTACTTTTTCGCCCAGGTAAAAGAGGTCAACGAGCAGGACCGCACTCTCATAGCCGTAGCCTCGACCAGCGACCGCGACCGTCACGGCGACATTATCCTGCCGACGGCATTTGCAGAGACTCTGCCATCGTTCAAGGCCAATCCCGTGATCCTCGCAACTCACCAGCATCGCCTCAGCACGGGCTCATCGCCGGTAATCGGCTCGGCCTTCCCCAAAAGCATCGAGATAGGCACGAAGGATGTCACTTTCAAGATGCAGTTTGCAACGACCGATCTGGGCGAAGAGTATTGGAAGTTGTATCGCGAAAAGCACATGCGTGCCTTCTCGATCGGCTTTCTTGCCATCGAATGGACCGACGAGAAGGATGAGCAGCTCGGCTACATTCGCACTTACACCAAGATCGAGCTTCTGGAGATCTCCGCCGTCCCGGTCCCAAGCAACCGCCGCGCCCTGGCGAAGGTCAAGGGTCTCTACCATGAAGACGAGATCACGGAGGTTCTTAAGGAAATCGTCGCAGCCGAAATGGCCGAACTCAAGACTCATATCGAGAACGATCTCGAAGAAATCAAAACGCTTTTAACCCCCGATCAGGACGGACTCGGACGCTCACTTTTACTCGGCGAGTCGCGTAATCAGTCCGATCCCGCCGGGGACCCTATAGCCGAGCAATTGGAAAGAATGGAATCACTTTTTTTGTAGGATATTTCTAATGCCACCAATAGACCCCGCAACAATCGAAAAACGCCTCAAGGAAACGGCCGACAAGATCGAGACGGCCCTTGAGGACATCAAAAAGAACAAGGCCTCGAAGGCCGAGGTCCTCGGTCTGATCGACGAGAGGACCAAAGACGACAAGGAGCTGGTCGCCAAGAGTCGCACCGACATTGAGACCATCAACAGCGGTCTCGATGAGGTCAAGGCCCTGACCGACGAGCTCAACAAGAAGCTGCGACAGTTGAAGTCCGCCGAGTCTCAGGACGTCTCGAGGTCCGGCTACCCCGGCCGCTTCTCTTCGGCCCAGGAGGCCAAGACTTTTGCCCTGCTGGTAATGGCCGGTATAACCGCCGGCGAGCCGAAGCTGCAGGGTAAGCGCGATGCGGTCGCTAAGGCCCTGGAGGATCTCGGCGTCGAGCCATACTGGGTCGATAAGGACGGCAAAAAGACGATGACCGGCACCTCTCAGACCGGCGGCGGCGCTTTGGTGACCGTCGAGCAGTCGCCAACGATCATCAAGCTGCTCGAAACTTACGGCCGCTACAGGGCCAACGCCTCGAAAATGCCTATGGGCGCCGGCTCGACCCTGGTCCCGAAGATCGACGGCCTGCTCACTATCTACTGCCCCGGCGAGGGCGGTACGATCACCACGGCCGATCCGGAGATCAAGACGGTGGCCATGACGCCCAAGACCCTCGTAGGCCTGACCGCCTTCAGCCTCGAGCTCGAAGAGGATTCCTTAGTGGCCCTGGGCGAGCTGTTGGCCGACCTGTTCGCAAGATCGTTCGCATATTACGAGGACCTCTGCGGCTTCCTGGGCGACGGCACCAGCACGTACTTCGGCTTCACCGGCATAGCAGGCGCCTTGCTGGCGGTCGACACCACGATCGGCAGCATTAAGTCTCTCGTAGTCGGCGACGGCAACGCCTACAGCGAGTTGACCCTGCCGAATTTCGGAAGCGTTATCGGTACGCTTCCCGACTTTGCCGACAACGGCGAGGCCCAGTGGTACGTCCACCGCTACTTCTACTTCACCGTAATGGTGGCCCTGGCCCTGGCGGCCGGCGGCGCCGACGCCACTGAGGTGATCCTCGGCGCCGGTCAGAGGAAGAAGATGTTCCTCGCCTATCCGGTGGACTTCACTCAGGTCATGCCCAAGGCAACGGCCAATTCGCAGATATGCGCTTTACTGGCCAACCTTCGAATGGGCGCCTATCTCGGCACTCGCGGCGGAATGGAATTCGCTACGTCCGATCAGCGTTACTTCGACCAGGGCCTCATGGCCGTTCGCGGTCGCGATCGTATCGCGATCAACGTCCACGGCGTCGGCGATACGACCAACGCCGGCCCGATCTGTGGCCTGATAACCGCCGCCTCGTAGTACTGCGAGAGCGCGGTGGGGACGGTGATGAAAGGATGTGTTTAGTTGCTGTTTAACTGGTAGTTAAACGGCTTTGAAATGAAAGGATTTTAAGATGAATTTACCCGCAATGTTAAAGGCCCTCAAGTTCGGCCTCCTGACCTATCCGGAGCTGAAGGACAACGGCGCCTTTACCAACAACACGTACATCGATACCCAGGGCCTATCAGCGGTGCTGATCCTCACTCTGGTCGGTGCGATCGATATCGGCCTGGGCTCGACCGCCGCCTCGACTCCGCCTCTCGTCGAGGAGTGCGATACGACGGGCGGCACTTACACCGCCGTAACCGGCGCCGCACTCTCGGCCTGCCCGGGCGCATCCGACGACGGCAAGATGTACGGCATCTTCGTAGACCTGACCAAGAGCCATAAGCGCTATATGCAGGTCCAGGCCCCGACCGCAGGCGACGGCACGGCGGGCGTAGCGGCCGCCATCGTGGCCATCGGATTCCCATCCGACCAGATGCCGCACAACGCCGCCGGCATGGGCCTCGCCGAACTGATCTCGGCATAACCGGAATGTAAACGAGCCACAGAGGTCACAGAGACTACAGAGTTAGTTCTCTCTCAATCCTCTGTGCCCTCTGTGGCAAATCTAATTTTGTATCTGCCTATAAGGCAGGGAGTAAAGATTATGTGGATTAGAATGAAAGTTACTCACGTCGGCGCCGCCGGCATATTTGTTAACGGCCTACCCTACGATCTTCCCGAAGCAACGGTCAGCCAGATTCCCAAAAAGTGCTACGAAAAGACTTGCCCACCCTGGGAAGTCGGGGTCGATCAGGAGGCCGTCAAGCTCGCCGAGTCCCGGCAGTCTTACGAGATCGCCAAGGCCACGTCTAATCGGCTCGCATCCGAGACCGAGGAGCTGAGGCAAAGGGCCGACTCCTTCGTCAAGCCGGTAGCCGACGCCCAGGCTAAAGTCAAGGCCGCTGAGGGCCAGGCGTTCAAGGCCGTGCAGATCGCCGAAAAGAAGAAGGCCACGGACGATCAGAAGCGAAGGGCTGTAGGCCTGGCCCGCGAACACGAGAAGGCCGCCGCTCTTTGTGATATCGCATTCTGCAACATGCGAACGTTACTGGCCCAGGCGACATTGAAACGATTGGAGGCAGAAGATGCAGACAAGCAAACCCGACAACTCGCAGACCAACTCGGAATCGTCACGGACAACAACGACCAAGGCAATCCCGCCGAAGCTAAACCCGCCGACCCGGCGGCGGATGATGTCGAGCCCGAACGATCGTCAGTTCCGGCCGGAGACCAGCCGGAAGTACAAGACAAAGTGACAGAGTAATATGCCGCCCATTGAAGTACAATCGAATAAGACGTTCACCGACTTGTACGGCGAACACAAGAACAACGTCGTTGTCTTCGGCAATCCCGATGCGCCCGAAGAATTTCAGGCTCACGCGAAGCTGGAGTTCTGGGGCGAGAATCATATCACGTTTTGCGATAAGGGCGTGAAGGGTACTCCTTCGCTCGCCGCTGAGAAGCTGTCCCTTGACTGTGGGCCGGAGAAGTCTATCGACTGGTGGCAATACAATAACACCGGCTTGAAGTGGGTTATCACCCTAAAGAAGAAGCCCGTCAGCAACAAGTATCAATTCGAGTTAGGCGGTGACTGGCATGAGTTTTATTGGCGCTATAACCCGCCGCTGGCCGAGGAGTTCGGCGAAATGGAGGAATTCGAGGGTCACGATGGCGATATCTGGATTCGACCTAAAAACTATGAGAGCTTGGACACTTATTCCCAGCGACCTGTCCGTGTCGACGGCAGTATAAGCGTCAAGCACAAAACGAAGAGAGATCATGTCATAGGCGGCAAGAACTATAAGGCCGGCAAGGTTCTGCACATTTTCCGGCCCCGGCCTGTTGACGATAAGGGCGAATCTACCTGGGCGGACCTGGAAGTCAAAGACGGAGTAATGACCGTCACCATCCCACAGGACTTTCTCGATAGTGCCGTTTACCCCGTGATTATTAACGATGAATGGGGTTATCATTCTGCGGGTGGTACTGAACATGTAAATTCCACCGGTACTAAAGACCAGGTTGCCTGGGGCCTTCAGTCACCTCCCGCTGATGGAACAGCAACGGCAATATATGCCTACTGCCGGGCCGGTTCTAACCACACATTAGGTATCTGGGATGACAGCGCCGGTAATCCAAACAATGCTGTAGCAGACGGTGCAAATCTTACTTCAGGTGCTACGGATGAATGGGTCGGAGGCGCCCTTGATTCTGGTTATGGTGTTTTCGCGGCAAGCAGTTACCACCTGGGGGGGAAAGCCGGGGACAGTATCGCCTACCACTATGATGCCGGCTCTATAACCATGCGCCTCGATGCTGGGTCTGGCGCTTATACGCCGGGTCAAATTGACAATTGGTCTGGAACGGGGTCATCATGGGCGAGTAGGGATCTGTCCCTTTACGTTGTTTACACCCCATCCGGCGGCGCCGCAGGCCAGCCGGCTATGCGCAGAGGCGGCGGCGTACCCGGAATGCAATTAACAGGAAGAAGGAGCTGGTAATATGGCGGCATCCGATGCAACACCGTTTCCGATAAAGAACCAGGCATATCGCGTAACGTTTCCTATTCTCGACAACGACGGCGATTTAGTCACCGCAGCAGCGGGCCTGGACAGCGAGATATCCAAGGACGGAGGCACTTTCGCCGACTGCACCGCCGAGGCCACGGAGATCGCCACGTCCAGCGGCATGTACTATCTCGACCTGACCGCCACCGAAATGAACGCCGATACCGTCGCGATCATAGTCAAGACCACTACCAGCGACGCCAAGACCACGCCCATCGTCCTTTATCCTGTCGAATCGACCGACATCCCCGTCAACGTCAAGGCGATCAGCGACGATACCGTCGCCGCCGACAACCTGGAACTCGATTACGACGGCACCGGCTACGCCAAGGCCGCCAGCACGATCGGCACCACCACTACCAACACCGATATGCGAGGCACCGACAGCGCAGCTCTGGCGACCGTTTGCACGGAGGCTCGATTGGCTGAGCTTGATGCGGCGAATATGCCGGCTGATATTGATGCGATCCCTACAACGGCGATGCGTGGCACGGATTCTGCGGCCCTGGCGAGCGTGTGTACGGAGGCTCGATTGGCTGAGCTGGATGCGGCTAATATACCGGCCGATATCGATGCGATCCCTACAACGGCGATGCGCGGCACGGATTCTGCGGCCCTGGCGAGTGTCTGTACTGAGGCTCGATTGGCTGAGCTGGATGCGGCGAATATACCTGCCGACCTCGCGGCTGCAAAGGCCGTAGCCGACAAGCTCGACGATACACTGGAAGACGACTCCGGTACGTACCGATTCACCGAGAACGCACTCGAAGAGGCCCCGGCGGGCGGCGGAGGCGGCGACGCCACCGAAGCCAACCAGACGACGATTATCGATCATCTAACCGACGTCAAGGGCACGGGCTTCGTCAAGGACACTAACAGCTTAACCAACGTAACCGGCGCCTCGCCGGTCAATATCGATCACGACAGTACGCAAATAACGAGCGGATAACGCACCGGCACAAGCCCGAAGCGTAAGCGCCGGGGTAAATACAATGAGCCAGGTAACAATACAGGAAACGTTCACAATTGACGACGTCTTAACCGATGTCACGGCCATCGTCTTATCCGACCCGACCGGTACGTTCGGCGTCAAGCGTAACGACACCGGCGTCGCAGTAGTCGCCGACGGCACAGCGATGACTAAGATCTCGACGGGCGTGTACAGCCACACGTTCGACGAGCCCGCTGCGGGCCTGTCTTATACATACTGGGTCGAATGGCAGTACGGCGGCGAGACCTATCGCTACGAGGGCACGGTCCTCGGAGCGGCGGGCGGCCGCGTCTGCACGCTCACCGACGTCAAGAGCCGCTTGGGGCTGACCAATACCGATCACGATACGGTCCTCAGCAGGATCATCGCCGGCCTGGAGGACATATTCAATTCGTACACGCAGCGTGATCTGATCGTCACCGCCGCCGACGTTACCGAAAACTACACCGGCTGCGGCGCGTATCTCGGATTGAGGCGATATCCCGTCGTCGCGATCACTACGATCAAGGAGGCGTTGGACTATGCTTTCGATTCCGCCGACGCATTAGTCGCCGACACCGACTATCGCATTATGAACAGCGGCAAGAACGGGATTATATATCGGATATACGGCCTGCAGTGGTATGGCACGCCCGACGCCATCCAGGTCATCTATCGCGGCGGTTACACGGCGGCCGGCAGCGTACCCGGCGACGGCGAGACCGCCCTTCCGGACGATATTCGCGAGGCGGCAATCGAGCAGGCGACTTTTCTATTCAAGCGCAAGGACGATCTCGGCCTCTCGTCCGTTAGCTTCGAAGGCGGCTCGGTCCACAAGTTCGCCCCCGTGGACCTCTTACCGTCAGTCAAGAAGACCTTAGATCGTCGCATAAAGGTGAGCTTATGAAAGTGCCTAAATTGTGATCTTATCCGCCTGTAAGGCGGCAGTGTAAATCAGTGTTAATCTGTGTCTAAAGAAGCTTTGAACTAATGCTAATTAGCTTAGAAATGGGACCGGAATTCAGCAGCGTCGTATCGACCCTCGGCACAATGGGCAGGGCCGTCGTCGAGGCGGCCGGCGTCGGTCTGGGCAGGGGCGTCACATTCGTCGCGGGCAAGGTAGTCTCCGACTATCTATCCGGCCAGTCCCTGAAGCGCCGTTCCGGCCTACTGGCCAAGGCCGTCCAAGGCTGGCGAGAAGCCCCGCTCGAAGGCGTAGTCGGCGTTAAGGCCGGCAGCGGAGTCGATAGGTACAAATGGCTCTTAGGCGACGAGGAAAAGACGATCGTGCCTAAAAGGTCCAAGTTCTTAGCCATTCCGATCGGCGAGGGCCTAACCGCCTCCGGTGTGGCGAGATACTCATCGCCCCGCCAGGTCGAAGGCGGGTTCTTCGTTAAGACGGGCGGCCGTCTGTTATTCGGCTACAAACGCGGCAAGAAGGGCAAGTTCCGACCCTTGTTCGTATTAGTCAAGAGCGTCTTAGTTCAGGGCTCAGGCGCCCTCTGGGACGCCGTAAACGACGGCCTGAACGATATCACAGGCGAAATGCAAACAGAAATCGACAAAGTAACCGGCTCATAGCCGGATGAATGTTATCTGCCTTTAAGGCAGCCGGTTCATAGCCAGGTGAGTTTAATGAAACATGACTATGCTAATGACCTTCTTTTAGGTACTCACGTGCCTGGGAGGCACAATGAGTAATGACGGTGGTCTAATAGCGAAGCTGGAAGAATCGTTCGTAACGGTCCTCGCAGCCCTTCAGAACGATAGTATCGACGTCTTCAAGACAGCCGATCACTGGCGTCATCAAGTCGGCGCCGTCGGCGGCGGTCTCGATGCCTTCCCTCGTTTCGCACCCTTCGCATTCGTCGGCTACCAGGAAGACGATACCGCTCGCGAAGGCGGCCACGATCTCCGCGAGATCCCGACCATCCATATCCTGATCGGTACATACAACGACCAGCCGGGCGTCGCCCGAATCGGCGATGCCGATCATTTAGGCGTAAGCAAGATCCGCGACCTGGTAATCGCCGCCTTCGAGTCGCAGACGCCCGCCGGCGATCTCGGCTGCGACGAGAGCTATTACATCGGCAGCGTAACGGTAGTCGACGCCGAGAAGCGTCACGCAATAGAAATGGCATTCGAGATAAGCAAGATCACGCCGAAGGCGTGATCTAAAGTGACTAAAGTTACATTATTGTATCGCCGTGCAGAATGCACGGCCAATGTATCTGCCTTTAAGGTAGTTACGTGCCTATAAGGCACAGGAGTTGAACCATGACAGCAGTAAACGAAAGAGTCGGCGTCATTCAGGCGGTGGCGATCAACGGCGTGGACGCCGGCGGAGCAATGTCGGCCCGAATCCAGGCCGGCTACGATGAGATCTTGGAGTCCGAGCCGGACGGTCTCGAAGTCCCAATCTCCGATCGCAGCGTCCAGTTCGTTCGGGGCACGGTAGTTACCCAGGACTGGACCCACGCCGTCGACCTGCTAACCGGCACGGTGGGGACCTACGTCTTCTCGGAGCGAAAGAGCGGCGTAGTCGCAGCCACCGGCTATATCAAGCACACGATCACTAACCCTGTAATCCACAACGTTCGGCTCGCCCTTACCAAGGGCGGATACGGTACGCTCACTTTTGATTTCGAGTGCAGGGCGGCCGACGAGACTAAGACGATCGCCGATATGTGGGGTATGCTGGACGATCAGGCGGCCCCGACCTATATCTCCGCCGCTCGAGGCGGATACCGCATCTCGACGACCGTCCACGGCGCCGTCGGCATTTATCATGTAACCGCCTTCTCCTTCGCCTTGAAGCTCGACCTGGTCAAGGACTGTAACGACGCCGACGTAGCCTATACCTGCGTCGATGCCCGCCTCGACGGGGCCAGGCCGACCGGCTCGATAACCTTCCAGGACTCGTCAATCGCCGCCGCTAAGCTAAAGGCCCAGGACCTCGTACTCGCCGCGAGAGGCACACTGGTCCTCACCGTTACCCAGTCCGGCGGCGCTACGGCGAAGACGATAACGATCCTCGGAGTGGCCTTCGATTCGTTAGGGTCCAATGCCGGATCGAATGTGAAGTTCTCCGATTATACAATGCCGTTCAGAGTAACGAACGATACAGGAACCCAGCTAACCCTGGCCGGTGCGAATAAGATAATCGCAATCGCCGACGCCGCCTAATCGGAACGATTAGCTTTGATCATCGCCGTCCATTCTGTGACGGCGGGAAAGGATTTATGCAGTTGGGACGCGGCGGAGAATACGCCGCCCATATCTCACCTACCTTTGAGGTAGATCTCACCTGCCTGTGAGGCAGATGGCAAAAGACGTTAACATACATCTAAAGACCACCGGGGCTCAGAAGACCCAGGCCGATCTCGATAAGACCGGCCAGTCCGCTAAGGACCTCGGCACCGACGTCCAGACCGGGTCCGGCCAGGCCAAGGGCGCCTTGACGGGCGTCGGAGACGCTGCCAAAGATACGAGCACGAATGTCGATAACGTCACCACCAAACTGCTGACGTATGCGACTGCAATTGCGGCGGTGCATACGGCGATCCGGAAGGTAACGGAGGCCATTAACTTACAGAAAGAGGCGATTCGGGAGCATGCGAGTATAGCCGCCGAGCAGCAACGCAATTTGGTGAATCTGCAATATCTCGGCGACTTCATGAAGGAGCATCCGGAGGCGAGGAAGGAAGTTGGCGCTTATGCGGAATTTGGCCGCAGGGACTTTGCTGAAGTTGCCGACGCCTGGTATGCGCTCGAGAGCAAAGGGGCCGGCCTCAGCGAAACCCAGAAGCAAGGCATAATGAAAGAAGCGCTCGAGCTGGGCAGGCAAGAACCGAATGCCGATCTGAAGGGCATTGTCGAGATGTTCTCATTGTACATGAAGGAGACGCGGCAACAGGACGTCAACCTTGTTCAGAACGTTCTCAGGCAAACAGTCACACTGGCCGGGGCGGAAATGTCCCAGGTAGGCCAGTACATGCCCCAATTCATGCCGATTGGCATGAGCGGCGGCCTCACAGGGCCCGAGGCTGCCGGGCTGTGGGCCTATGCCACAACCAAGACAAAAGAACCCTCGCGAGCCACGGTGGGATTGTCCAATATCTTCTTGTCATTGCAAGGTAAAGGTACTCCGGAAAGCCAGGAGCTTATTGGGGGTTTGGGCATAACGCCTGAAATGGATTTCTTTGAGAAACTCGAACGCCTGGCAACGCAACGACAACAAGGGACGTTTGGCCTTCCGCAAGCGGAGATGATCGCGGGCAAAGAAAACTCTGCAATACTTCTCTCGATGCTGGTCGATACCGAGGCGATGATGCAGACCATAGCGACCGTAAGCGAAGCGGCCCGTCCCGATATTGACATCGTAGGCGACCAGATCGACACATTACTGGGCCAGGATAAGCACGCTCGGATCGAAGAGGAAGGCAGGCGGGTTGATGTTGCAATTGCAAATATCAAGGGCCAAGACCTAAAAGCCCTGGGAATGAGAGTCCTCCTGAAAAAACGGGAATTGTCTCGCCGACAAAAGGGCCGGGGTGATGTCTCAATTGCACTGAACAACTGGATCGACGAGACCCTTCTTGCCGGGGGAGAGATCGTCGGAGACATTGCCGACTGGGTCCGGCCCTCCGAAGAGTCTCAGTC